CCTTTTGGTGGGTCGTCTGGTTTTGGTTCACCTGGTTTTGGTGGTTCTGTACCTTTAGCTTTTGCAATTTCTTCTGCTTTTGCTTTGTTGTCCGCTTCAAGAGTTCTAGCTCTATCATCGTCTTTAGCAATTTCTTCAATGCTTAAAACATCATTGAAATCATTGATTACTGTATCAATCGCATCATCTTTTGCATCATCTGCTGGTTTTTTAGCAAGTTTATCCGCTATTGCGTCTAACCTTTTTTGCGATAAATTAGCCTTAGGGAATAATGCCTTAAGTCTAGCTATCACTTTTGCTCTTTCTACTGCCATGATTATTTTTAATTAATTTGTTGATTTATAACTATTAACAAATGTAATAAAATATTTCTTATTTAGAATGATTCTAAATAAGAAATTATTAAACAAAAAAACCACTCCTTTTACAGAGTGGCTTAATTGTGATAGTACCTGTTATCTATCGTATCGGTATTTTAAATAATTTCGAGTTCTTTTCCTGTTAACGCAAAGTATAAATTTTGAAGTTGGTGAACGTGGTTTATTTTAGTTCCAATATATACTAAACTAAAATCTGGAGTTAATTCAACATCAATTTGATTTGGATATATTCCATGTGTTTTTATCCAAGACTTATGGTTACTAATTAAAAACCCAAACTTTAATAACCAATCATCTGTTAATGGTATAGGGTTTATAAAGTCATAACTAAACTCTGTTTCATAAGTATTCCCAACTCCGTCAGTTATATTTATTCCATCATGCTGTATAGATTCAACCTTTTCAACATCCATAAAATGTTCTGTTGAATTATCTGTTTGTATTAAATTACCTATTCTTAATTCACTTGCTATCATATCTCAAATATACAAATTACTCTTCCTTTTTAACAGGTTCAATAGGTTTTTTAACAACCTCAGTAGCTTCTTTTTTAATAGCTGCTATTTCAGTTTCAGAATCTTCAGCAATATCCAATTGATTTACAGCTGTATCTAAACTAATAATACCAGCGCCTTTTGCAGCAGATATAATATCAACGGCTTCTTTTAAATCATCAGGTAAAATTGAATTAAATTTAATTTTAATGAATGTATCTTTTACTTTACTATCAAATGAAGTATTTACAGTTTTTGTGATACCTGATATTAAAACATTTATAATTCGCTGAATCATTGTTCTGTTATCTCCTTCATTCATTGAAGCTTTTATCATACTATCTAAAAACAGCAACTTTAAGGCTATTCCAGAGATATTACCAACACTTCCTTTTAAATTATCAAATGACAAGTTTGGAGTGGATGATAGCGCATAAATTAAACTTTCTAAAGTTTCCATTTCAAGCTTTACATTTTCAGATGCCTGAGTGCTGGTTAAGAATTCAGCATCACCATGAATAGTTTTTCCAGTTTCATTATCCATTTCTTTCATTGGGAACGTTAATGTTTTACCGTCATCATTCCTATCTGGCATATTTTCAATTTTTCCATATAATTTTAATAATGGATAACCGGAGTAATCGTTACTAGCTCCTAATTTAGATAATGCAGTTTCGTACCTGTCAATTAAAGTTTTAACATCATCCCATTCAGGAGTATCTTGTTCTATGTAAACAATTGGTATTTTTCCAAAACCGTGTGGTAGTTTATCTACAAAAACAAAAGAACCTGCCTCATCTGAACATTTATAAAGTAATTCTTTGGTCCAAACCCACGTGTTGTTTACTGTTTTATCTCCAACTTTAGTTTGAAACGTCCAAGTAAAGGCAGTCATATCACCTTGCTCATCAAAATAAGGCGACATATTTCCGTTTTCATTTTCTAAAAGCTTCACCTTTATTTCCTTTTTAGCCGTTTTGCCTGTAATTGCATTTTTTATTTTGCTAAATATATTTTGAGATTCCTGTGCCTCTTTTATATAAAATTCAAAAGCAACTTCTGTTTGGCTCTTTTGAATTACTTTAGCTTTTTGGATTTTATCATCAATTCTTATTTTATCCCATAGATTGATAACTGTTTCAAATAGCTCATTTGTTTGGTCAGTTAAAAGTGTTACTGGTTTCCCAACTTCAAAGGCACAAGCTGTATTTACAATCTTTTTTTGAAAAGGAACAATAGATCTAATTGCTTTCACTAATTTAGCTTTTTCTCCTTCACCTACAGTTTTATCTTTCTGAATGTTACCTACTTGAGAATCTCTAATTTTTCTGTCACCCTCTTTATATTCTTTGATGTAATTATCAATATCCTCTTTCTTTTTTTCTGAAACGGTAAGCTTCTTAATTGCTTCTTGTGGTTTAGTTTCTAATTCTAATAATATATCTTCCATAATATTTAATAATTAATTCCCATTTGTGAGAGTGACTTTTCTGTTTTATGTATTTTTGATTGGTTATTATATTCCATATGGCCATATCGTCCAGAATCCCAAAAGTGATTCCAAGCATCAATTGGTTGGTTAATAGACATTCCGTTAATTTCCTTTAATTTGTAATTTTCTTTTTCCTTTTTAACTTCTTTATAGAGGTGGTTTTTTACAATATGAATTTTCTTATTTTTCATTGAAAGCAACCAGTACATTACACTTTTTGTTTTGCTTACTTTTTTAGCATTCCAACCTCTTTTCTTCAAACCTCGAACCATTTCAACAGTTCCTTTGTTTTCGCCAGTGTATTTATCTGAACTATCACAAACAATTAAATCACCTAAATTGTAATCATCTACGTTTGGTTTTATGCCTAATTTTTTAAATATTTCGCTTAATTCTTCATCTGTTTCAATAGGTGTATATACCAAAGGCTCTATCCAAATATTGTAATCATCCTCAGCATACTTATTTAAACAGTTTGGATCTGTAGTAAATCCGAAATCATTGGTGTAAATAAATGGTTTGTCAGGGAATTCTTCAATCCATTCAATGTGCTGGAATATAACTCCTTTCATTGCGCCACGTAGTCCAAGCCCATATACTTTCCACATAAATTCGTCAGCTGTTCCATTGCTAATGTTTGTTGGATGTGGAGGAGGATAATTTGTTTTGCTTATTGGCTCAACTTTATTTGTTGCTTTGTTATAGCATAAAATAACATTGTCTTTTACTATATATGATTTTGGTTTCCAAGGTTCGTATGATAGTATTTTGTTTTTCTCCTGAGGAGATATAAACTTATTAACTTCATAAGTAGTTCTTAGAAAACCAACATCTGGCCTTGGCAATACTTTATCAAAAAACCAATGTTCTGTTACGCTTGGATTATAATCAGACCACCAAAACTTTCTGCAACGCATTTCTACCTGGTCAAATACAGATTGTTTAATAAACATCATTTCATTAAAAAATGCATAGTCGCAACCTCCACCGTGCTTACCATCTCCAATAAAGTAAATAGTGCTGCCGTTTATTTTGAAACTCTTAATCTCTTCGGCATTATGAAACTTATTGGGTAGGCCATAATCATCTAATCGCCTTTTAAAATCATCGTATAAAGTAGTTTTGAATTCGTTGTATGTTTCTCTGTAAATGTTGATTGTACATTTTGTTTCTACATACAAACAAAGCCATATAATAATATCTACACCGGACCAAGTTTTACCAGAACGAGATGAGCCTTCTAATGCGCATCCACGAAAACCACCTGTTAATTCTCCAAGTTTATTGTATTGCTGCTCTGTTATTGCTTTATACAGAAAAGCATAGTTTGGGTTTGTTTCTTCATCAACTTTTTTTAAATGTTGTCGAGATTCATCTACACCTCTTTCTTTTAAGAGTGTTTCAAGTTCTAATATTTCAGCATCGTTTAACAACTTATTTCATTTAGTTTTATTTCTCCTGAAAAAAGCATCTTCTTAACTTCTTTAACTACATGCTCTCTCCTGCTTCTAGTAAATTTGCTTTTTTTATGCTGAATTAGTTTATATTCATCAATAAGGATTTGCCTTTGAATTTTTTTTAATTTCCTATTGTTTACTTTATCACGACTGATATAGTACCTAATAACAATTGCCTTTTTTAGTTTATTTAGCCACTTCATCTTGAATAGGATTTAGTA